TTTGCTGTTGGGTCTAGGAATACGTCAAAGGCTGGAAGAATCTCTTCCCGTACATCACCAATCTGGATGTTTTCATAACCTGTAATCTCACCTGTTTCAGGAGAGAAGTAAGGCATAACCTGTTCACCGTTAGCATCCCAGTAAATCTTCAGGTAAGACGTTCCACATACACAAGCCCAGCGAACACGTTCCTTGAGCTGAGTTTCACGACTAAACTGACGATTATAATGATTGCAGATATGGTTTGCTTCATCAGATGCTAATAAGTCACGTTGCGACTGAGATAGTGGAACAGCCCTTGCATCTGGACCAACCTGCGTAAGCTTGCCTACTACACCATCAATCAATGGACGCATCTTATTGACAGTGATGTAACGGTTAGGTTCGTCCTTATTCTGTAACTGAATAAGATTACGAGTCTGACTTGAAATACGAAACCATTGCCGACCCTCAAAGAAGGCTACTGACATAGCCCATTCAAGTTCCATCTCTTGCCTAGCACGATAAGCAATATCAAATTGCTCTTTGACAAACTTGGTAATCTTTATCTTTTCTTCGTCTGGTGCTTCAGGTAATACCTTCCACTCATTAGAGTTATGGTCAAGAGTAAGATTATTATCAGTAATAGTTTCATCGTTCTTCAACTTCGCAGCACCAGGGATACCTGATACAAGTCGTTGTTCGTAAGCCATTACCTTAGGCTGGTTTTCTTCCTGAATCTTCTGTTCAGCAAAGGACACAAGCCCAGACATAACGTCCATCCCACTAGTATTCTTATTCCTTTTACGCTGAAGCGGCAGTCTCATCAGATGTACCATCCCTTGTCATCCTGTTTTTTCTTTACAGGAATGTTTCTACGAATGCAGTGTAATTCATATGCAGTATACATACACGCACTTGCAACTATAAATGCGAGTGTACCAAAGTAAATATCTGTAAATCTCACAGGTAATCTTTCCTTCCATATCCATCATCTGCCCACAAAGGTTTCCACGTTTTCATGTCAGAAGTCTCTGGACACTGAACAGGATATTCACGCCACATCAATCCATACCTAAACGAGTCAATAGCGTGGTCGCTACGTGTACCACCATCAATATCTTCAGGGTCTCGTGGGTCAGCCATAGTCTTGCCTAACTCACGTATCAGGTTAGGGCAAGCGTCACGCACTATGCGTATCTTAGGCTTAACCTTGTCACCTTCAACCCTTGACGCCATCAACCATTCCTTGACACGACGCCATCCAGCCTTACGGTCTTTGACTGCACGTACACAAGGCAAGCCCTTCTTCCACCAAATCTCAACAGGGTACTCACCAATGCGTTGTGCAGGATTCTCAGGTGGGAATGTATTAGCCCAGTCAAAGGCAATAGCCTCTAACTTCGTATTCCACTTACCTTCTTTAAACCGTCTATCAGATGCCTCTGCTAACTTAAACTTCTCCAAGAGGAGAAGAGCATTCTCGGCTTGCTTACTTGATACGTGACCTGCTTCATAGAACTCACCTATGACGTAGATGTTCTCTTTTTCATCAGAACAGTAAAGGATAAATGCAGCTGGTGAACCCGTACCAAAGTCGTGACTTGCCCAGAATCTCCACCAAGGCTGAGTATCAACAGAATCGACTACGTGCCAAGGCTCTCCGTCTGGACCATATTCCCTAAAGTCACCGAAGAACTTACCACCAACACCAACTTCATGCTGGCACTCACGCAAGAATGCGATGATACCAAAATCATCTATCTCTCTTTGGCAAACCTCAAGAGACTTGTGGTCCCAGTTAGCCTCACCACTTTTAATCTTGTAACCAGTACGACCGTCTTCTTTTTCAATAGGTATGTACTCTAGGTTCTCAATGGCAGGAACAATAGGTGATTGGATTCTGTTTTGTAACATATCTAACTCACCATTTAATACCCGACTCATTACTGAGTTAGCGTGAATTTTATTCTGTACAAAAACAATCGCACAATCGGTACTCTTCGCTGGGAGAATAGTCTGGGTGATAGTCTGAATCTTCTTCTCAACACGATTGACGGAGTCATCAAGCTCATCAATATCGTCCAAGATAATCATGTCAGGACGAAGGTTGTCTAACTTTACACCACGTGCGCCAGTGTCTAATCCAAACGCTAAGATATTGAACCCGTTGGCAGTACGTAGTTTTTCAGCATTCCAACCCCTAGAGTATCCATACTTATTGATGGCTCTCTCAATGCCACACTTCTCCATCGTATTCGCTATATCTGCAACGTGACGGTTAGCGGCATCTTGGGTTGAACACACATATAGAAGGAATCTGCGTGTAGCCTTGACTGCAATACGGCTAGAGATAAGCTCCATAGTAGTAGACTTACCACCACCACGAAACCAGCACTCAATAAGAGCAGGAGGCGGATTACCAGCCTCTATGCCTTCAGCCCATTCCCACGCACGAATGTGATGCCTTGCTAATGGTGCAGATGCAGCATGAGGAGCAAACTTACGTAACCACTTCTGATACTCAAGTTCCGAACCATCAATAGCATATGCCCTTGAATCAAAGCCACTTCCATCAATCACTTCATCAAACTTCTCTTGCATCGCTTCAAGCAATGCGACAGATAACGGCTTATTCGGTCGGATGAACTTCCTCAGTGCCTTGGGAGTTATCTTGGTATTCACCTGACTCTTCTGCTGCGCCATCTATTACCTCGGCATCTATAATTTCTTCTTCATATGACTGCTTATAAACAGTCAACAGTTTGCCAATGCCAGCCTTGATTCCTTGCCTCTCATCAGAGTTACTTACAGTGCGATTAATAACGTTCACAATCTGCATGACAAGACTGAATGCTTGGTCTACTTCAAGAGTATATGCCTTTTGATGCATCAACCGTTGTTCTGTTTCCACAATATCAGTACGTCGTTCAATGAGTTCAAGTACATCCTTTGATGCAGCAAACTCACTTAACGTATGACTAATAGCCTTACCTAACTCATCAAATAAATCCCAAAAGTCCTCTTGATATTTATGGTCAGCACAAGACTTATACATCTCTTGAATCTTTTTGTATTGGTCAAGACTAACACCTTCAGCAGCTGCTTCTGCTCTAATATCAAGAAGAGCAGTGATGTATGCAGTGTCATCTCGCAATGACCAAAGTTCAGGGTCTTCCCTAAGCTTGTCGATGCGGTCAAGCATCTTCTTACCAACATTACGGAATCTACCTTGGTTGCTACTTTGAAGACCTGTGTTGAATAATAACGAATTGGTATTGGCTGGTTTCGGTACTCCGCCGTGCTTTATACAAAATGCACTCCCCTTGACTGCAATGTTTCGACACTTCCACGTTTTAGAACCTTGCCCAACCTCTGCATCACAACACCTAATTAATGTGCCGTTACGGTTCTTGTAGCGGACTCCATCCGTTTCAGTAATAGGGTCAGTGATTTCCAACCCACCCTTCTGAAGGAACATCTTACGCTTATCTGTCAATTGTAGTTAGCACCTTTACCAGTGTATAATCCCATTATGTCGTATGAACAGATAGAACACTACCGCAAGAGTAATATTCAGCCACTAGATGTAATAGTTGACTGGGACTTAGACTTCTGTTTAGGTAATATTATCAAGTACATAGGACGTGCTGGCAAAAAGAAAAGTGCCTCCGAACAAGATGACTTGCAGAAGGCACTCTGGTATTTAGTTTTTGAGATTACTAAGTCAACATCTATTGCTGACAATATTGTTATAGCAGTATCTGCTATTCCATCCCAAGCGCACGACGAATAGGCTTACGCATTCCAGTTGGGTCAGTAGGCGTCAAAGGTTTATTTGCATTTGCAGCACGTTCCCTTGCCTGTTTTTCAGATGCAAGATAAGCATTCAACTTAGCACGACCAGCAGGATTAGTAGATGCTAACTGACCCTTCTGCCAATCATCGTAGTACTGAAGAGCCATACGCTTCATGTCATCTGACATACCCCTAAACTTTTCAGTTCCCTGCATAAGTTTACGAGCTTCACCAAAGTTACGACCTTTTTCAATGAGGCTAACGGCATATCCAGTCAAGTCTTCAATAGGTTTATATTCACCTTTGAGACCTGTCATATGCGTTTCGTGACGGTATGCACCAGGTGCAGTGTTACCCATACCTGTTTTCATACCTTGTTGCATTTTGACACGACGGTTTTCAGATTCTTCGCGACGCAACTTCTCTAGTTCAGGAAATTCACCAGAACCTTTTTGTGTAGCCGCAACAACTGCTATTGGTAAAACAGCTTTAGCCGCACCCATAGCAAGTCCTTGTGCAGCGGTTCGCCCAAGATTACCAGCAGCTTGACTAGCAACCTGACCGGCAACTTGACGCATACCAGCCTTGCTACCTTCAGAGGCAGCAACCTTAGCAAGTTCACCACCAGCACGTCTAGCAACATCACCTGCACCACGCTTGACCATCTCACCACCAGCACGTGTAGCGAGTTCTCCAGCAGGACGTTTAACCATCTCGCCAGCGGCACGAGTTGCAAGTTCACCTGCTGGACGCTTAACCATTTCACCACTTGCACGACGAGCAATATCACCAGCCTCACGCTTCATTAGTTCACCACTAGCACGTGTGGCAATCTCAGAAGGTGCAGACCGAACTAACGCTTTAGACAATTCACTACTAGCATTACCAACAATACCGGGGTCACGTAGACGCATAGTTTGTTGAAAACGACGAGCAGCTTCTAGCGTTCGTGCAGTGCCTTGCTTATCAGGAACGATACCAGGGTTATTACTCCTCATACTTGCCTGAAAGCGTTTAGCGGCACTCATATTAGCGGATGCAGCCGCCATCAACATTTACCTTTCATCATCATCTTTGCGGTCATCTTCTTACCGTTCTTAGATGCAGGCTTCATGCTTTTAGCCTTTTTCGCTGGCATTGCATCCTTCTTGGACTCAACACCCATCATCTTCGACATAGACATTTCACCCTTTGGATAGGGCATTCCCATTGGCATTTTAGTTACTTCCTTTTTTTATAAATGGCAGTAGCCTTGGCTTCCTGCGCTCGACTCGGTTTGATTACCAACTTATCTTCAGCGTTAGAATGCTCTGCGTACTCAGCTTCCATTGCTTCTCGCATAGTCGGGCGATTGCCTAACTTATGCTCACGTTGCTCCATTTTCAGAAGCTCCGTTTTCGTAGGTGCTTTCTTGAGGTTATGTTCCTTCGTTTCTATAGTCATCAAAGTACCCATAGAAAGATGGTTCATATGCTTGTTCATCTCGTTCAGCATTTACTTAGCCTTGCCTAATACTTTCTTTAGTCTAGGGTTTTTAGCCTTAGCGGCAGGGCTAGCTTTACGTGCAGAAGTTGCTAGGATAGCACCAGCACTATTCATAGAGATACCTTGCTTCTTAGCAATCTCTGCTTGTACTACTTTGAAGCCACGATGCGCTTTAGTTTTCATGATTATCTCACTAACAATTCCAAGCTCTTAAGGACTTATTTATTCTACTGTTAGGGTCTTTTGCTACTTCAGGCGATGTGTTCTTCTCACGCATACCTTTCATTCTTGAACAGAATGACTTACGGCGAGCAGCATCTTTTGGCGTTTTAGGCTTAGGAGCCGGGGGCTTCAAGTTAGCACCAGTAGTCTTCTTGAAATGCGCTCTACCAGCTGCGTTCAATCCACCCTTGGGGTTCTGATATTTCTTTACGACGCCCATAATCGGATTGTAACGTATATGCTATCTAATGCATACCTGATAAACTTGTCATATGGCACAAAAATTAATCACTTCAACTGATGACCCTTTGTACATCAATGCAATTGTCCATCTAGCAAACTTACTCGACGAACGTACATTTGGAACACCTATGGGTGTATCTCCTAAATGGAAAGAGAAGTTTATGGGAAAGCAATATTGTGAAGATGGATGCATTAATGGACGTTGTCCTGGTCATACACTTATTTGCAATCTGGGAACAATCGTAAAGCATCCAACCTACTCATTCTTTGTATTCCATCGAGAAGATTACTCAAATGGTAAAAACCAAAGCGTGATTTACTTCTATGAAGATGAGGCAAAGGCTGAAACACAGTTCAACACACTAAAGAGGAGAGCAAGGGATGTATGACAACCTAACGCCTAAAGAACACACTATTTTGAATCTTATGGCAATAGACAGGATGACAGTAAATGAGATAGGCGAAAAGCTACTAATCTCTAAACGAACTGTTCACTATCACCTTCAGAACATCTACAAGAAGCAAGGCTACGAACCTAACGCTAGGTCTCAAATGAAACTCGCCCTTGAATATGCAGATTATGTTTCAAAGCAACTTGCCAACAAAGAAGACTAAGGTATAATCCTACTGTCTGATACCTACCTACCTTACCTTTCAGGCAACCTATCCAGAGCCAGTCGTACTCCCAGCGGCTGGCTCCTCCTTATTCAGGCTCATCAATCGAGACTACTTCAACACCATCTATTTCAGATAACCTGAATATTGAAAGGTACTTTGATAACTCCCGTTTATCTAGGGACGATATCTCCACACCCCTTTCATCAAGCCATTCAGTAAGCTCTTTATATTCTCTGTATGCGCCAAGCATATTTAGCCCATAGTTTACAAGTGCATATGCAGCAAACCCGACGCATACAAAGAATATGTTATCCATTTTAAATTCCTGTAGAACCAAATCCGCCAGTGCGTTCAGCATCTGCTGTTACACGACTAAGAATGCTTACATCACACTGACCAAATAACAACTGAGCGATACGGTCACCCTTGTTAATTTGGAAACGACCATTATCCATACTGTTAGGAAATTTGGCTAAGATGACTTTGATTTCCTGCCTGTAATCTGCATCAATAATTCCGGGCGCATTGAGGACGAATACACCATACTTGGCAGCAAGCCCAGACCTTGAGCAAACAAGGGCGTAGTGACCCTCTGGGATGTCTACAGACACACCCGTTGATACAACCGCTACATCACCATCCTCTACAAATGCATCATTCAATGCATAGAGGTCAAAACCAGCTGAACCAGCCGTAGCCCTTGTTGGTACTACAGCATCTTTATCAAGTAAATTAAACAACCTCATCTCCTTTGAGTTCTTCTACTATTTCTGCAAGCATCGGGAATTCAACCTGGAACTCTTCATATATCTTATTTGCCAAGTCCTCATGTTCACTCTGCGTACCGTTACCACGCCTTACGTCCATATAGTGAATCCAGTCACGTAAACGTCCATTGGCATATAGGGTAGTTGGCGCACACTCAGGCAATATCGCACGTGCTGTTTCTAGTGCTACACCAGCTTCTACAAGTTTGTCATATGCACTTTCAATCTGCTGAATTGCATTAGAAACAATGCTGTCAGCATAGAGTTGCATATCCAGAGGCATCTCAACAGATGATTGCCGGTTGTACGGATGTTTGCCACGCATATTTGGAGGCGTGATTTCTTCTTTGACTTCTGCATATCTTTGACTAAACTCCTGAACCTTGATGGATGAGTGTCGAATAAATTGTCGGCTCACCATTCTAGACGTATGAATCTCTATTGTCCAGTTAGCCATCTCAAAGATTGACCAGTGTTTATTCCTCATGCAGTATTTGATAAGTCGTTTATTTGCAGCATCCGACCTATCATTCTGATTACTGGAGGAGACTCTTGCACAGAAACATATATGTTCGAGTGCGTTGGGGGTTTTCCAAACAGTACTTACTTTGTTCATGTTCACCCTATAAAATCTATTATGCGTAAGTTATTTGAAACACCAGCCAATAGGAACTCTCAGTCATACGCTGCCCTAAAGTTGCAAGGACGGCTGTTCTGCCTTTATGGAGAGTGCGATATCGCCTTGATGCCTACAACCTGTCAACACGACATGACTTGGTGGACACCATATCTATCAGGCATATGTGAATACAAGCAACGAACACATAAGTTTGGGACATACCCAGATGTGATGATTACTAAGTCTAAGTGGGACTACCTGCGTTCCTATAATGGTTATTCCATTCTGTTCACTGAGTTTACAGATGGTGATTACATTACGGAGATACAGGGTCTAGATGACTTAGATTCCAGACTTGCTGGACCAAGAGTAAAGAGGAATGAGTTTGACGAAGCTCTGTCCGTTTTCATTCCTCTGAAGCATTTCATAAGCCTTTCGGCTTGGTATCCTAAAGGTTATCAGGCGAATGGGTCTTCGATTTCTTCATTTGAATCTGCTGAAGACGAATGAGCTGCTGGCTGTTGATGTCCACCCTCAGCTTTAGTTTTTCCGCTATCCAAAGGCTGAATCGAATCAGAAACAACTTCCCATACTTTACGCTGTGTGTTGTCTTTATCAGTATATTGGCGAACTTGTAGACGCCCTTCAATAGCAACAAGTCTACCCTTAGAAAGGTAAGTAGCAGCAAAATCAGCAGACTGCCCCCAAGCGGTAACATCAAAGAAATCAGTTTCCTTCTCCCGCCCTTTTCGGTCTACTGCTACACGTAGGTTTGCTACACCCTTACCAGACTGAGTCATGCGGTGTTCAGGGTCAGCAACCAATCGACCAATTAGAACGACTCTATTCAGCATCTGTAACCTCTGGATTCAAAACAACTGTGTACGGTTGGTTTGTAACTTGCATCGAGCGAATAGCCAACTCAGCAAAGTCAAGCATAATCTTCATAGGAACTTTTGCATCGTAGTTGCGGATATACATCCACGCTTCACCAGCTGATACAGCCGATACCATCTCAGTGCTATCTACCGTTTTGATTGAGACATCATAGGTTCCAGGAACCTTAGGGTTGATTTCAACCTCTGCATCCGAATCCCTTGAAAAGGAAATAACTTTCATCACTGTACTCCTCTGACAGGAACCTGTCATCAGTGACAGTATATCACAATACTTACTTGACGCTTCTATCAGGGTTTCTTTTGAAACTGCGATTGGTCGCAGGTTTCACCAACCGTAGGTTGGAAGGTGCATTAGTACCACCCTTTGAAAGAGGTTTCTTGTGGTCGATGTCTTTACCCTTACGGTCTACCCCGTTAGCGTCCATAGCTCTACGAGCCTTCTGGCGTTCCATACGGGTAGGGTGTTCACCTCTAGCGACTTGCTGTGCGTATTCTTTTTTGTAGGGTCTCTCTTTGTTTACGTATGGCATAGCCAAATCATAACATAAGCTCTACGCGCGTATTAATATATATACATATGTAATATGTATATTAATCTCTCTTGTTAATAGGGGTACTAAATTCTTTCCCCCTCAATAACCGGGGAAGGAAAGATTCTTTCCAATACCCCTAAAAATACTTTCCCCCACAACTGTCGGGATTTACTATATTTCGCACGTGCGTAAACACCTAAATATTGGCAAAATAACAGGATAAAATCGCTATATGAGTACCGCTAAAAAGACTAACCCGACACTTTGGAGTAAGGTAGTAAGTGACGTAAAGTCATCATCTAAGGGTGGTGATTCAGGTGAATGGTCAGCCCGTAAAGCGCAGCTGGCAGTACAGAAATACAAGGCTTCAGGTGGTGGTTACGAAGGTCCAAAGAAGGCTGATAACAGTCTAGCAAAGTGGACAGACCAGAAGTGGCGCACTAGTGATAGCACACCTTCAGAGGGTAAGAAGCGGTATCTACCAGACAAAGCTTGGTCAACACTTAGCCCTGGTGAAAAGGCAGCAACCAATAAAGCCAAGGCAGAGGGCAACAAAACTGGCAAGCAGTTTGTTGCACAACCTAAGTCCATTGCCAAGAAAGTTGCTAAGTTTCGTTGACATGACACTATTACTAGGTTAGAATTCCTTAGAGGTAGTGATATGACATTTGGGGAAATCCATAAAGATATTGTGTATGGCAAGGTCGTAAGTCGTGTTCACTGGGGTAGTGACCAACTGCTACTTAGGTGGTCAGAAGGCTTCAACTGCTTTGTTATGAAGACACCAGAAGCAGAGACTATGATGGAGTCCCTTACTCTTCCACAAGATTGTTTCTTTGCTGATGACTGGATTGTAGTAGAAGAACCAGTATGGTAGACCCTACACAATTACAAACTGGTGATATTCCACGATTTCAATTACATCTTGGCAACTGCTTAGACACCCTAAAGACGTACCCAGATAACAGCATAGACTCTATTGTTACTGACCCACCGTACGGTATATCCTTCATGTCCAAGAAGTGGGATTATGACGTACCTTCCGTTGAGATATGGCGTGAATGCCTACGTGTACTCAAGCCTGGTGGTTACCTCCTATCGTTTGCAGGTACTCGTACGCAGCATCGAATGGCTGTCAACATCGAAGATGCTGGGTTTGAAATACGTGACATGATTGCTTGGGTCTACAGTAGCGGATTCCCTAAATCTCATAACGTAAGTTGTGCCATAGACAAGTCATTTGGTCACCCTAATCGGGGTAGAGCAATCCCTACAGCGTCTACGTATCAAGCTTCAGACGTCGATAAAGAGAACAAGTTGACCAGTAATGAGGTCACTCCATACGAACCACTTACTGATGAAGCAAAGAATTGGCAAGGCTGGGGGACAGCTCTTAAACCCGCCTCTGAGCCAATCACTATGGCACGTAAGCCACTAGAGGGTACAGTAACTAATAACGTACTCAAGTGGGGTGTAGGTGCTATCAACATCGATGCTACACGTGTTCCTATGGATGAAGATGACTTCAATAAGTTATCTGCTGGCGTAGATAAGATACGTGAGCGTGGTGGCGTAATGGACAACTCGTGGAAGAACAGCAGTGACCTATCAGGTGCTAATCCTGCTAACCCATTAGGCAGATGGGGAGCTAACTTCATACATGATGGCTCACAAGAGGTCTTAGACCTATTCCCTGACACTAAGGGTGGAGCCTGGGTACAAACTGATGGTGCTAGGCACTTTAACAATAACGGTAAGCCTACATCGCCAAAACGACTAGCCAGCGATACATCAAGTGGTTCAGCTGCACGTTTCTTCTACTGCTCTAAATCAAATAAGCGTGACCGTAACGAAGGACTTGAAGACCTAGAACCTAAGCAATATTCACATGATGGTAGAGAAGTACGTAACGAGACAGCCTACCAGCGCAACGACAGCGTAGCTGCAAACCACCATCCAACAGTAAAGCCTACCGACCTCATGCGTTATCTAGTACGAATGGTAACTAGACGTGGGGGTACAGTATTAGACCCCTTTATGGGTAGTGGTACTACTGGTAAGGCAGCAATGCTTGAAGG